CATTAGTTCCTGCTTCGGCTTCTGTACATATATTGTAAAACAGCCCAGATGATCCATTGGGGGTGCTTAAAACCACTGCAGATCCACCAGTACTTAGTATGGGCTGCACTGACGCCCAAAGTGTATCTGCTTGATTACCAAGAAACGCACACTCATCAACTATTAATCTAGAGGCGGCAACGGACCTACCAGAATCTGATGCACTTGATACTGCAGTTATTTTTGAATCATTTTCTAATCCAACTGATAATTTATTCCATTCCTTTATAGCTGGCATTTTTTCTTTTATCCAAGCTGGTAAATTTGTTATAAGTAATTTTACTTTATCAATAATACCAACTGCTACTGTTTGTTTCATTGCTATAACTAATGTGGTATGATCAGAATGAAAAATCATAAACCATGCTTCTAATGCTGCCATTACAGTAGATATACCCATTTGTCTGGATTTTAATATAGCTACTCTTAAATTATCAATACATGTAGTTATAAGATCTTTCTGAAATGGATATAAATCAAATTTTAATTTACCTCTTTTGGGGTGTTGTATAATACAGTATTTAGTAATAAAATAAACAGGATCTTTAGAACATCGTTCCCATTCTATATCAGTAAGTTTCTTTAAATCTAATTGAGTTTGTGTAGTCATTAAATATAGTATATTTTATATAAATATGGAATAGTTTAATTTTTTATGATATAAACATAAAAATAGCGGCACTATGTCCGCTATTCGATTAAGATTTTAATGGAGGTTATCTTAATCCTATAATTTGTATTTCTAACTTACCATCTATTATTTTTTCCATATATTAAACGATCATCTTCTTTCTTACCACGGTGTACTTTATTTTGTAATTCAGAATATTGTTTTGCTTTATCTAAAGTATCAAATACTTTAAAGAAGCTTTGTTTATGTGCCATGGCATCAGCATAAATATATCCATAACCATTTCCTTTAAATGTTTTCATGTATCGTTGTGTTGGATCATTTGGATTTGTTTCAAATTCGGAATATCTCCATTTATCACCTCCACCACGAGTATAAGCTAGAAATCCAGTTTTCATATCTTCAGTAAATGGTTTTGCATCTTGAAGAACACCTTCCGATATAATCTCTTTAATTAATTTTTTTAATTCTGATTTTTTCATGTTATATTGATTTTATATTGTTTTAGCATTTTTCTGGAATACTCCTTGTTTAATTAAATCAGCTGTTATTCTTGTGGCTGTAAAAGGAAGTACTTTCATCGCCGTCATGATATGCTTGCATGTAACACCTTGTAACTTAGGGTTTCTAATCATTGGGGCTCTTGGTTCTGGATATAAAGCATAGCCATGTTTAGTTCCTTTATATTGAAATCCCCAATATAGCCAACTTGGATCTGAACAATCTACTTTAATATTTCCAGCAATTGCTTTTCTTACTATTTCTAATGGTTGTAGAGTAGAACCAAATTCTTCTATTAATTTAAATAAATCTAATAATTTAATTTCTTGTCTATATATAATACCTCGTTCTGTTGTATGTGATGGAGTTTCAAAATGTACAATGCCATCTTGTGTAGTTGTAAGATAGTCTAACCCAGGTGTACTATCTGATTTTCTTTTTATATCTAAAAATCCATCACCTGACATTGCTATAAGATCTTTAGCAGTAAGTTCCTGTATTATTTCTTTAATGAGATGTTTAAGTTCCTGTTTATTCACTATGCAATATTTTTTATATAAATATTAGATTAGTTAATTTTTAAAGAAAAATTTGGTTATATGATATATTTTTATTAATTTTATGTATAATTTAAAAATAAAGAAAAATGACAACAATTAATTTAGAAAACTATTTACCGGAAGGTGTTGAATTAATACCTCATGATGTCGTATTAGAAGCAATGCAACAAGTTTGTGTTAAAGTTAAAGAAGCATGTATGAAAGAAGCAAGAGAAGCAGAAGTTTCATATGAATGCGAAGCAATAAATAATAATGTAATTATAAAATAATATATGCAAATACCAAATACATTTGACAATTATCGACAAAGACAATTAGCAAGAGGCTTAGAGACAATGTCTGAAACTGGATATAAAGGATATATTATCAGATTAAGATGTTATCATTTATCTGGTATACGAGTAACAATAATTAAACAATTAGAATCTGGTAAAAAATTAAAATTGAGAGAAGAAGGTTGGAATTATTATGTTCCACTTGATCTCTTAAATAAAATGAAAAATTATATTGATAATTATGAAATTAATTTAATTAATAAATTAAATAAGTTACAATAATATGAACATCAAAGATTACGAAATTTTCAAATCTAATCATTATTCTGAATTTATTAATAATGGTAAAACTTATCTAATAAATCAAGAACCATATTTAGATGTAGTATTGACTGATAAATGTAATGCAAATTGTTCATTTTGTATTGCTGATTTAATACATAATAAATTAAATATTAATTTTGAAGTATTAAAAGAAAAGATATTATTTGCAGTTAATAACATGCAAGTAAAAGAAGTATTATTACTTGGTGGAGAACCAACTGTTAGCAATTTATTATTACCTACCATTAAATTTTTAACTACTTTAAATCTTAATAAAATCATCATTACTACAAATGGAATTAATATTGCCAAAAATGATACTTATAGAGAATCAATATTAAGTTCCGGTATTACACATTTAAATATATCATTTATGAGTAATTGCAATGCACATCAAAAAGATATTGTTAATTCCAATTACATATTATCAATAAATGATTTAAAAATTATAAAAGAATGTGCTGATAAATATAATGTCAAAATTAGAATTAATAACAATATATTTAAAGGTAATAATGATACAATCTATGATATCTTAGATTTTTATGAAAAAATTAAAGATTATTGTCATTCAATTAAATTCAGTCCATTATTAAAAGTAGATGCATTTAGTGTAATAGATATTAAAACTAAATGGGTCAATGAACATATATTAACAGATGAAGAATATGACAATTTATTTGATTCTGTTATTAGATATTTTAATTATAAAGGAGTACAGGAAATAGTAAATGATGAACAATTTGGATTTGTTAAAAATGTACTACTTCCTTTTACCACTCCAATAATTTTTAACTATAACCAACATGGGCAAATGATGAATAAAGTTATTAATGAAAATAAAATTAATAATTTAAAAATACTTCCAAATGGAGAATTATCATTAAGTTGGAATAGAGAATTAACTGAATATTTCATTAAGACAAATTAGAAATTTTTATCAGTAATGGCTTCATGTAATGCTTGTTTCATTTTATAATAATCGGCTAAAATTTTAGCTTTAACATGTTCAACTGGCATACCTTCATATATCCAATCTTCTACATCTCCATTTTCTGTAATGTATTGTTTAGCATCTATATTATTAATATAATCTAATATTTCAGCTTCTGATTGTCCTAAATAAGTTAATATATTTTCTTTTATTTTTTTATCAGAATAGTCATCAAATTTACCTTCTGCCATTAATTTAGTATCTTCTTTAATAACACAATCAAAACATTTTCCTCTTAATCCCCAAAATTTTTCATCCAAATGATGATTCATAATTATATTACAGGAAGGACAAAATAAAGGAACAGAACATTCTTTCCGCATAGAAGAAAATTTAGTTTTATTACATTTTATACCATCTTTAATAGTCCATACTTTACCACCTTCTTCCCATTCATCTCCTTCTTTATGATGTACATTATTTTCATATCCAACATGTATTTCTGTGCTGGAAGTATAGTCACCATATAATATGTTTCTTATTCTGTTTACCTTTATGTTGTCCATTGTTTAGTTTAATTATTCGTTAATATAGTTTTCTAAATTTTTAACTGCTTCTATGTATGCTAGTCTTAATTCATGAAATTTTTCATCCTCTATGTCATTAAAACTACTATAATACATAAAACAATAATGAAATCCTTCATTATTGATTTTGCTTCGCATATATTCTTTATCTTCTAAGTCCATCATACTTCAAATGATCGTTTAGCATTTTTTAAAAATTCCATTATATTATTTACATCTTCTTGGGTTGTTAAAATTACATCGTCTAATACCACTTGATATAATGATGTATTTTTTACTGATACTTTCATGTCTTGATCCATAGTATCGCATTCATATACTTTAGTTTTAATATTTTCATATAAACTAAATTCATCTTCTTGACCTTCAATTGGTCTGTCTTTACCTTTAAATGTTTGAATTTCTAACTTCATTGTTTAATTATTTATTGTTTTTAATTGTAAAACTTTTTCTATTTCTTTAAATATTATATTTGGTGATACATATGCTTTACTGCAATGTTGCGTTTGCTCCCAAATATTAAATTGATCTTTTCTTAAATACTTTCTATTTTTTAAAAGATTTATATTTTCTGGATAACCAAATATATTAGGATCACTTTGTGAAAATATAACTATACCTTGTTTATCTAATTTTTCAGAATGAATTAGATGTGGTAGAAAACTATCAACTGATATCCAAATATCGCATTTATTAACTTCGTCCATTATTTCTTTAAATGTTCTATCATATAAATATTCATCTAGATCTTTTAATGGAGTTTCTTTTGATGTTAATATCTGAATAATATAATATTCATTTTCTTTTAATAATTTTATTAATTGATCCCAATATGGATAATTCTTTGGATTTTCTTTTTGATTTGTTAATTTGTTGCTATATGCAGCAATTAAGATTTTTTTCATTTTAATTTTAAGTTACAAATACATTCTTTTATATGCTTCTATTATAGATTGGTTCCAGTTATTATTTGCCATAAATAAATATAAATTCCATCTATCTAAATTGCCAAATGTTTGTTGTGCTTCTGCAATAGATGTTAATTTAATATTTTGTCCTTGAAATACTTCTGGATAGCAAACTGATAATATTAAGTTAGGATATTTCTTTTTTATTTCTGGTAAAAGAGATTTAAAAGCATAGTGATCCCCGATTCCGTTATTCAATACTATATATTTTGTCTCATTTCTAATACCCCAATCTCTTAATTTATCTTTAAAGATTTCTTCATCTTTATTAAACATAGACATATCATTATCACTTCTAATACCACCAGTCATTTCATGATAATGCCAAGTAATGCAATTTGGAGTAAATAACAATTTCCATCCAGTTCTCTTCATTTCATATGTAAATATAGTTTCCTCTCTAAATCCTTTTGGAGACAATTCCATACAATATCCATGTTTAGCAGCTTCTTTTTTAAATAGAAATGAACTATATAAATGATCTACTTCTTTATTATTAAATGCTGTATTTGGTATATACCATTGTTCATTTAATCCTAAAAATATATCTTCTATTTTATTAGAAGCATTTGGATTATGATTATAATTTCCTTTTGGGTCTATAATTAATCCAGCCACTGCTCCTATTTTTGAATTATCAATATTAAATAATAATGTTTCCAGTACATCAGGTTCCGGGACATTGTCGTCATCTAATCTCCAGATTAAATTATGTTTAGCTACTTCTAATGTAGTTTGATGATTTTTTACTTGTCCTTGTTTTTGTCCAAATACTACTTTCCAATCTATTCCTTTCTGATTAAAGATATGTAATATATTTAATATAACTGGAATTTCTCTAATATCTTTTTGTTCTCCATCATCAAAGATAAGTAATTCATCAGGAACTATTGTTTGATTTGCAATTGCCATTAAGCATAATGGTAATGTAGTATAATATCTATTCTTAGTAGATATAGAACAAGTAACTTTTTTATCATTATTAATTACTGGAAAATTAGTTTGACTATAATTATTAAAACTTGGAGTTTTATAAATTTTCTGTTCAGTATTCCAATCCATTAATAATAAACTAATTTCAACCGGATGATTTAAAAAATTGCCATTTTCATCGATAAATGTATAATTAAATTCAGGAAAATCCAATTCAGTTAAACCATGTAATTTATGATGATGTCCCCAAAATCCTACTGGTTCTTTATATGGAATTGTTAATAATAATTGATTACAATGTTGTTTTAATTTCTGTGCTAATTCTTTACCATTTTCTAAATGTTCAATTACTTCAAATGCAATTATAGTATCCCAAAATCCTTCTATAATATCGGTTTCTGCGTTAAATACTTTAAATTGTACATTATCTATATCTCCAAATTGTAATTCTGCATATTCTATAATTTTCGGATCATAATCTAAACCTACATATTGTAAATCTTTTACATCTTTAAAATACTTCAATCCATATCCAGATGAGCAACCAATTTCAAGAATTTTATTACCTTTAATTTTTTCTTTTGCCCAAGAATATCTAGCATGTTCTCTTGCAGGTACTAAATCTAATTTACCTATTACAGCTCTTTCAAAATCATTACACAGTTCTAATTTATGATTATGACTACCATATCTATCTATTAATTTTTGTCCATTTGCTTTAAAAATACTATCCCATTCCGGCATTAGAGTTTTATCATGCATAGTTCCTTCCCCAGGATGAAATATAGGAAAATCACTTATCATCATAGTATCAGTCCAGCTAACAGGACCATCAGGAACTTGATATATATGATAACCGGCATTTTCTAATTTAATACAAAAATCAGTATCTTCTCCACCACCTGGTGAAAATATTTCATCTAATAATCCAAATTCATCAAATTTATTTCTTGGAATCATTACACAAAAGAATATAAGAAATCTCCTATTAATTTCAAAATTAAATCCCATCATTGCACCAGTAGCACCTGTTAATGTATCATTAATAAATGGTAATTCCATCATATCAATCCAAGCATTAAGATTTTGAGGAAGTAATGTACAATCATTATTAAGTAAAATTACATATTCTCCTAGTGCTGCTTGTATACCAATATTAGTAGCTTTAGTATATCCAAGTGGTGCTTCTGACCATATACATTTAGATATAGCTTTTGGATCTTTAAATTTTTGAGTATCTTCTTGAAATAATGAATAGTTATTATTAGTTAAATATTCATATGTATTATCTTTACATCCATTTGCAACTACTATTATTTCTACATTTGCTAAATTTGTATATTGGTTTATTGATTCCAAACAAGGAGTTAATAAATCGTCGCAATGATTGTATGTAGGGATAATAATAGAGTATTTTATTTTTCTCATACTATAAAATTAATAAAAAAATATCATATAACCAAATTTATTTTGAATTATCTTGACGTGTTTACTGAATAAATATAAATTTCGTCATTTGCTTTAGTACCATATGTATTAAAAAATTCTAATTTAATATCGCTTAATCCATTTGGAAATTTTTCAATTGGAATATTTAAATTTAAATAAGAAGGAGTTATAGAATCTGAAATGGTAGGATATATTTTAATATTTGATATGTTCCATTTACCACATGTCATAACAAATTTTAATTTACCTATTCCAGTATTATCTGCCATATAAGGTATCTTAACTTTATTATATCTAAATTGTGTTGTTAATTTAGTATTAAAATTAAATGATGCAAGTAATTTACCATAGCTATCTGTATTATTAAATGCCGATCCACTTATATACATATTTAAACTGCCAGAAGTTTCAGTTGGAAATAATCCACCATTTATACCAAATTCAATTGAATATACATTATTTTGTATATGATTAATATTAACAGAACTACTATTTTCTACTATAGCTTTATCATTTATTTTTTCATTATATAGTAATAATGAATTTGCTAATATAGTATTATTATATTCATAATTTGCAAATATTGATGATCCACTTGAAGGAGTTAAATTCCAAATCTCTGGTAGATATGATTGTGTTTTATAAAAATTACCAATATCATCATTAATAATGGTTCTATTATTATAAGTAAATATATTTTCTTTATTTACATTTAAATTTGCTATTTCTGTATAATCTGAATTATATAATAAATCTTTAACACTTATTTTTGTATTATGTATATATCCAGAATCCAATGATAAATTTGATAATTGTATATTAATAAAAGAAGATGTATATGATGCAGTTGCATTAGTTGATATATCTTTTTTATAATTAATTGTATATATACTAGGATCGAATTTATTATAAATATGATAATTATCTCCTTCTGTTATTTTATATGGTGTCTCAAGTAATAATGTAGTATCATTAATGACATCAACAATTTTGGCAGAATATGAACCTGATATTGAACAATATGGAGTTGGATTAATTGGATTATTAAATGTTATTATACCGCCAATAATATTAGTATAAGCAGTTTTTTCTGCTATATCATTATATGACTCTAAATTTATATATGTTGTATAAATGGAATCATATATAGTAAAATTTGTAGGGCAAGTTATTATGGTATCTGCTGATATTTTATCATAATAATTTATCTGTACTGGATATATAGAATTCCTTTTCTCATAAAATGTACCATTTGATTGTGTAATATATGAATTATTAGTATATATTTTTTTATATTTATCATATAATTCATTATTATTAACTCCATTAAATTGTTTATAACTTCCAGAACCAAATGCTGATCCGGTAGTTGCTGAAGTAGCATATGATTTATTATTCTGTTTAATTACATTAATAATTGGAGTATTAGTAAAAATAATATCAGATTCTGTATATATAGTAGTATCTATATTAATTTCATATACATGTTTAATAGTTTTATTATTATTGGTCGTTCCAAATATTGTTAAATATCCTATACCACTAGAAATAGATTTAGTAATTAATGTTGATATTAATATGTTATTATTTATGTCAACATATTCTGGTAATTTATATTGTATTAAATTATCATCTTTATCTACTAATTCTAATTGATATTTTTTTATATTATTATCAACAAATATTTTAAATGAATTATAACCAAGACCAAATAATGTAGGCATTCCATAAACTACAAAATGATATGCATCATCTATAATGTCAGATTTATAATATTTTAATCCTATTGGTTCTTGTTTATTCATTTCTATATATGTATTTTATATAAATATTTATAAAGTAGATTTTAAAGTTAAATTTGAATTGAACTATAAGTTTTTGATGTATCTATTTCTATTATTCTGTCAGTCATATCTCTCATAATTGCTAAATGAGAAATTACAAATACAAAATCAAATTCTGATTTAAGGTAATTAAATAATATTGGTATATTACTTAAATTATCAGAATCTAAATTGCCCATTCCTTCATCTATAATTAAGAAATTTGGTTTTGTAATATTGGCTATTTTTGTTAGTGCCACTCTAATTGCTATAGATGATATAAACTTTTCCATTCCACTTGTTAATTTAAGTGGCCAAGTTTTATCATTATATACAATATTCATTTCTATATTCTTTTCATCTATATAAATTAAAGTTTTAAAATCCACTATTTGTGATAATATATTATTAATTTCTTGTTCAAATATAGGTAATATTTTTTTAATTAATTCATATTGTATTCCATCTCTATGAGTAGCTTTTAGATAATGTTCATATGCAATAAATTTTTCTTCATATGTTTGCATTTGAGTAAGATTATCAGCTATTTGTAATCTCTTAGATTCTATTAATTGTAATTTACTATTTAATGTATTTAAATCATTACTTTCCTTTTTATGTTTAATTTTAATATCATCCAATAAAGAAGTTATATTTTCTATTTGTTCTTTTAAAGATTTATTATTTTCAATTACTAATTGGTTATTATAATAATCTTCAATATTTGTAATTACATGTTTTAATCCAGACTTTTGTAATTTAAGTTTAGTAGTAACAGTTTCTAAATTATTAGTTAATGTATTATATAAAGTTCTTAGTTTTTCTTTATAATCTAATAATTTTTTATATTTATCAGACTCTGTTTCTACTAATACTAATTCTTCTATGCTAGTATTTAATTCTATTAATTCATCTGATAATTTAACAAGTAAATCATTATTAGTAGCAAAATCTTGTTTAGTATTTATGGCATCTTTTACAAATATATTATTCATACAATAAGTACAATCAGGATCATATTCTAATTTATCTAATTTATCCAATTTATCTTTTTGATTTTTTATATTAACTTTTAATATATTAATCTTATTAGATAATGTTTGTTTATATGATCTTAATTCTTCTAATTGTTTTAATTTAGTTTCAAATATTGAAAGATCATAAGTATTTAATTTAGTATTTACTTTCTTAGCATTAACAGCAATTTCTTTAATTTTTTCTTTTATAGAATCATATTCAATATCTAATCTTGATATTTCATTTTCATGATTAGTTTTTTGTAATTTTAAATCGTTTATATTACCATTAAAATTTATCTTTTGTAATTCTGAAGATAAAGATATAATTTGTTTAGAATAATCATCTTGTTGTATTTCATATTCTTTTATTGTATCTTCTATTGTATCAATATCTATAAGTAATTTTTTATAATCTAATTCTAAAGTAAATAATTCAGTATCATAATTCTTCTTTTTATATTCAGTTAATAATGTATTAACTTGTCTTGATTCTACATTAGCTAATTGATATAATCTTTCAAATATATCTATACCAAGAAATGATGATAATATATTTTTTCTTTCTGCTTGTGATTTATCTATTAATCCTGCATTATTATTTTGTAATGATATAGAAGTTAAAATTATATTATCATATAATCCAACCACATCCTGTATATTAGCATTGGTACTATTTCTTTGATCGCCATTTAAATTTTCTATTTTACCATTTAAATCTTCTGACCAGAAATTAGTTTTTATGGATACACTATCAGAAATTCTTTTCTTAGCAGGTTTTCTAGTACCTGTTTTTTCAATGAAATAATTTATACCATTTAATTCAAATCTAATTTTAGAATAGAATTCATCTTTATCTATATTCAAAAAATCAATTCCTTTAAATGCTCTTGAACTCTTATCAAATAATAAAAATAATATAATATCTAATAAAGAAGATTTACCAGTTTTATTGGCACTATATAATCCATATATACCAGTTAAGTCTTCAAAATCTATATAATTATTTTCACCAAAACAAAATAAATTAGAAAACCATAATTCTTTTATCTTCCATTGATTAATAGGAGGAGTTTCAAATGTATCTAATTTTACATTTAGTTCTCTATTTATCTTTTCAATTTCAGTTAATATGTTTGCTGTAATATTATGGCTATGTAAAGAAAGATATTGATTAATTAATGTATTTTGATAATCTACAGATTTAATATCTCCTAATACAGTCATACCAGATTTAGAAATATATTCTTTATCTGCTGTAGATACTATTGATAAACTCTTTATATTATAATTAGAACGTAATTGTATTATAAATTTTTCTAATTTAGTTATACTTACATTATGTACTAATAATCTTACATGTGGAAATTTTGGCAATGTTAAATCCGTAGGAAATTTATTATTTTCAATTTTAATAGTAAAATATCCTACATCATTTGGAATTTGAATGAATTCATGCGTATTAGTATTTAAATTCCATTTTAATAAGCCATGCTCTGTAATATGCTCGCCATGATTCTGCTGGATTGTTGATGATGCGTAGCTGGTAGCTGGTAATTTCCTTTGTATTTTTATCTTAGTCATTTGGAAGTATTTTAATTTGATTAGCTAGGAACCATTTTCCACCTTGAGTATCTGGACGTATAAATTCTGTATAATCTTTTATTTCTACTTTTAACCAGATTCTATCTTTTTCACTTAAATGTGGAGCATTTGGAGTTTCAGTACAATGCCAATATGGTCTAACTTTAAATCCTTTTGTAGGAATACATTCAGCTTGTAACCATTCATTTAATGGTAGTGATCTTGATTTATTGATAAATAATGAAGTTATATTACCAGATTTTAATTTTCTAAATAACTTATAAGCAATTATTGTATTTGCCATCCTTGTGCTAAATATTGTTCTAGTTTAGATTCGTCTATTTCTAATTCTTCTAATTTATAGTCTTGTAATGTTTGATATTTATGTATATCACCAAGCATAGTAATATCAGCTCCAATAAATTTATCTAATGTCATATGATTAGTTGTCATTGCCATTCCATTATCTAATATACATCCATCTACTACTCCATGATATAAACATATTTTCTTACTAGCAGTCGATTCACTTACTGGAAAATAATTTTCTGGATTATCGAATACTGAAAATACTATAAAATCTAAATCATATTGTGGTAATGAATAAATACCAGTATCTTTTAAATAAAATAAATTAGGATGATTTAGTAATTCTATAATAGGTAATAATACATCTAATCTATCTTTATTATTTAAATTACAATCATGATTTCCAGCTATAAGAAATGTAGGTGCTATATCTGCTAATGATCTTAAGAAAGTAGATATCATTTGTATTAGTTCAGGACTCATATCTGTCTTAGCATGTGATATATCTCCTGTAACTACTATTATAAATTCTTCTGAAGTATCTTGCTTTATAGTTTCATATACTCTTTCAAATACATAATTATATTCAGTATGTCTTTTGAAGTTACGAATATGGATATCAGAGAGTTGATAGACATTATGCAGACTTTTTAGACTTAGATTTATCGAGTTTCTTTTGATTTCTTTTTTCGGCATCATTAATTAATTTAATCATTTTTTTGATTTCTGTAACTATTTTATCCGAAACTATAAAGTCCCAACCTACTATTCTATTATCTTTAGTATAAGTAGCTGCTAACTTTGCTTTGTATTTTTTTAATTGTAACTTTTCAAATACTTCTTTTGATTCAGTGTATATCTTATATTCACCTTCTAAGTATTTCCATATTTCTTCATTCATTGTTTTAATAATTATTTTTGATCATAATTTAATGTTTGTAATATTCCTGTAACTAAACCAATATATTTATTTTCATTATTCATGTTATTAATAAGAGAAGTTTCGAATGTCTGTAATAATACATTAAATAATTCTTCTTTAGTTGAATATGAACAATCATATTGTAATTGTATATATCCATCCCAAGGATGTATTTTATATTGTAAAGTAATATCAACTATTACATCTTTTATCTTGTATGTTACTAATAAATTGTAATGATATAAATCACGATTAAATCTGCAATAATCTAACCACCGTTCTATTTGAGATTGTATTATCCATAATTTATCTTCATCTTTATTTAAAGGATTGATATTTTGTATTATTGCTTTACAAATATCTTTAAAATTTGATTCATTGAATTCTCCATTCATAACTCTACTTATTTTGTATTTTTAACTTTAACAATATTGATTCATTTAATTTTGTAGCATTTTTAATATGTTCTTGACATTTTACATATCCTAATTTAGATGCATCTTCATCTGTTTTATAATTAATAATATATATATTCTTTCCTTCATAAAAGAACTTTTCTGCAGTACTAATTACATTTTTTATTGCATCAGGATCTAAGAATAAATAAATATCTTTAACATCTTTTTCATATATTTTCTTAACTAAAGCATTTGATATATTTTTACCAAATCCTGGAATAGCATTATGTCTGATAGCTATGCCGTCCATTGCTCCTTCACATAATACTATTGGTTCATTCCAATTAATAAAATTTTCATATCCTATTATTTCATTATATTCTACAGGTGGATTAGTAAATTTTAGACAATCTGCATCTTCGTAATATACTCTTGCTTGAAAATAATTTAGATTATGATTAATGTCATAACTAGGAATAATTAATCTACCAGAATATTTGCCTTCTGGACAATAACCAATATTATATCTTTTAATATCATAATCAGTTAATTTTCTAATATTTCTTGCATAATGTATAGCATTTCTATATTCTACATCTTCAGGTCTTGGAATTAATAATGAAGTAAATTCTGATGGTAAATATAGATATGATTTAGTTTTATCATCTTCTTTAACATATCTTTTAGATTTAAATATAGATTTTAAATATGATAATTCTTCTAATAATAATGATACATTTGCTTTCTTGAATAATTGAGATAATCCTTGACCTCCACTATTACATACCCAACAATGCCAAGAACCAAATTGCTTATTAGAATTATCTATATTAATAATCATCTTCTTTTTATGATGATGACATAAAGGACAATAAAATTCTACATCTCCATTCTTTAATGGAGTACCGGAACCTATTGTTCTTTGTAAGATAGAAAGTAACTGATTATCGTTCATATATAAATTTCTTATAAATATAAAGAACTTTTGTAAAATTAAAAATTAAATTGCTACATGATCAGGATTCCAAGAATTTAAATTCCAGACATATACTAATCTATTATATTCATCTTCTGGTATAATTCCTTTTAAAGGTGTACATTGTCCTACTGCTGAAGATTTATATGATTCTCTTAAATCAAAATATTCCCAATACCAATCTTCAGGATCTTCATGTAAATTTATTAACATTACTATTTTGAAGTTATCTATAACTAATGTATCAATATATTTATCCAGAAATAATCTTCTTTCTTGATTATCAATTTCAAGTTGTATTAATGCTTTCTCAAATTCTTCTTCTGTCATATTTATGAATTTATTATGGTTTTAGATGCTGCTATACAAGAAGCATGGTTTTGTTTATTATATTTTCTATTATATAACTTCATTTTTTTTCAGTAATATGCTTATATATTTTATATGATTCTTCTTCACTAAGATATGTTATATTTACCATAATTAAAAATTAAATAAGTTATATGATACTCCAACTCCTACATAAGGTCCTATTCTTACTATACCATCTTTACCGGCATTAAGTCCTACTCCAAGATTAAATCCTAATCCAAATTTCTTTTGTGGAAAATATGATTTTATTAGTGTACTTTTTTGTGGATCTATCAAAGCCCCATCTATACCTGATATTTCAAATCCAGGATAATCAGATCTTACAAATATATTTAATAATTTAGTTTTTGGATCTTCTTGTAATCCTGTAATAATATTAACTCTAAATGATATCTTATTATCAATAAAATTTACATGAATTAATGTATCTTTAAATCCTAATCTTGTTTCTGAATAAAAACATAATTCATTTCCTTTTGAATATGTAGTATCGAAATTATAATAAATAGATTGTTCTCCATTGGGCCATACCTTTATTATAGTGGTACCATTGCCTTGTAATGTTCCAATCTCTATTTTTAAATCTGCTATTATTTTAGTTAAAGTAATTACAGTACCTTTTTCTTTAGCTACTTCATCTGCTAATTCAGTACTTATAACTTTTAGATTTTGAAAATCTATTGCTAGAGTACTTCTTTGATATTCTGTTTCATTTAGTTTATTTTTAACTATCTTTAATGAATCTTTATAATATGCAAGATTTTGTTCTAATTGTGTTTTTTCATTATCTATTGGAGTTCTTCCACATCCTTTAAATAATAATACTGCTAATATAAATATTGTTATTAATAATGCTATTCTTTGTATAGTTGGATTTTTTAAGTATCCTAAAATTGTTGTTATGTTCATAATGTTATAATTTTATATAAATATTAGATATTTTAGAAGAATTAAATTTTAAACAGTTAAAAATAAATTTGGTTATATCATAAATTATTATTAATTTTATGTTATAATTTAAAAATAATAGAAAATGAAAACAACTAACGTAAATGATGTATTTATTACAATTAAAACTGCAAAAAAAATAAAAGAATTAAATTTGCAAGTGCCATGTAATAGTTATTATGTAGAAGCAATTGAACCACATTGCAATAATGTTAATAATAGATGCAAAGACGTAATAGCAGGTGAAATTTGGATTGATGATGAATCGGCTGCTTATCCTGATTTATGTCCTGGATTAGTTAAAACTAAAATCTATCCTAGACCAACTCAAGCTAATTTACAAAAGTGGTTAAGAGATATGTATAATATAAAATTATCAATTCAATTCCTAAATAATTGGAAATGGTATGTAGATGATTTTAATTTTGGATATGATGTTCATGATACTTATGAAGAAGCATTAGAAGAAGGATTATTTGAAGTATTAAATTCATCTATAATTTAAAAATAAAGAAAATGGAACAATCAACTCAATTTATCGTACGTCCAAATGATATGCTCTTAAATGCAAGAATTACAAATAATAAAAAAATAGCTTTAAGAGTACTTGCAAAAGCAAAGGAACAAGAAAGTCAATATGAGTATAAACAAGTATATGATCCTATTAGTAGATGTACTAAATTTGTAAAAATAATTTAATTTCAATGTCAATGAAAATATATAAAATTTTTTTTAAAATTAAAGATGGTATTAATACAGATACAGAATATAAACCAAATACATGTATAACTGAAACTATAATAGCTAATAATTTTATTGAAGCTACAAATATAATAAAAGAAAAATATAAAAATAGTTTTGGATTTTATCCTTGTTCTATGCCTACATAATATTAAATCTTAACAATCTCTTTTAACAAAAAGGCATCATTAATATCTTCAATTGGTTTTGGTATATCTTTTACTTTTCTTATTTTATCCAAATTAACAAGTAAAAAGTCTTTCCAATTAGAATTAAAATTGCTTTCTATTATAGCGTCAAACATATCAATTTTAGTAAAATTTCCACCTGATATGCCTTTATTATTCGGATTAATAACTTCGATTAATTTGAGCTTTTTCTTGCCAGTTTCTACCATTTTTGAACCATAAACGACTCTACAAACATCAGTTTTTAATGATTTTGGTGCAAGAATTTTTAACTGGACATTTGATATCCCCTCATAGATTTTAGCACGGATGCAGCTTCCTATACCAACTAAATCCAATATTTGACTACTACCCTTGCCGTATGAATAACCTTCAATGAAACATACAGTATCTTCTTTTATGTTAATAGTATTAATAATGTCATTAAATAATGTAGTTGATATTTCTGAAAATAATTTTAATTTATTTACTTCAGAAGTGGAATAATCTTTCTTAATGGAATTGGTATAATCGTATGTTCTTATATTAACATTATTCTCTCTACATAATTTGTTCCAAATATAATCTTTATCTTTGGTGTTATATGAAAAATAATATTCTTTGTTGTTAGCTTCTATTACCATTGCAGTCGAAGCTTTTGAGATATCTAAGCCAATGTAATTCATGTTGTTAATAAGTTAGAATTGTAGGAATATTATCAATACATTTTATATTTGAAAATTGATTATCAGTACCATCGACGAATTTAATACAAAAATTTGTATATAATCCATTTAATTTAACTTCAATATAATCTTCATATTGTAATGACTTATTATATTCAGGATGGTATTTAAATAATGCATGTACAAAATCAACTATTTCGGTATCATATATAAATTTATCAATTGGTAATTGAGATAAAATACATCTACAAAATTTCCTTATTTTAAGTTTGTTATTAAATGAATAAATACCTAATTTATATGTACCATTTAAATTTAAAAAGGTATATGCATCTTTACTATGTTTAGCATAATCAGTATTTTTATCTCTTACAATTATATTATCAACTAATTCATGATCATTATATTTATGGTAATATGAATGACAATATTCACATAAAGTAATTAAACTACTATTTGGATATAACCACGGATCTACTTTTTTTCTGTAATAATATGTATGATGAACTTGTAATCCTTTAGTTGCACCACATTCCATACATTTTTTATCTCTATTAATAATTTCAAGTCTTTTAATAGCCCATTCTTTAGTTGCTAATAACATTGGATATGTAGCCGATGGATATTTTATAACTGCCGGAATTTCGTTGTTTTTATTTACTATTTCTTGAACAATAGGTAAATTTGGTACTATTTTTATAACTTCTTCAATTACTTTAGAGTTAACTACTTTATATTTATTTGATTTTAATCGTTTCTTTCGTTTATATTTTTTCATAATATATTTAATTTTGGTCTAGTTACTATATATCCACTATATGTTTTTTTATTTATTGTTTTATTTTGCGGTCGAGATTCATAATAATTGCTGATATCAGAGCCTTTAGGTGCTTTAAAAATTTCTAATTTTTTATATATTTCGGCGAATGTTTTTTTTAATTTTGAAGATTCTATAAAATCGCCATTATCAATAGCAAGTTCATTTTTTAACATGTAAAATATTTTATTTGATAATTCTATATCAGATTTAGCAATTAATGCATTTTTTATATTAGTAACATTATAATTTTTTTTTCTGATACCGACATATCCTAACTTTTTAATTGCATCAATTAAAAAAGGCCATTTTTCATTTGCTAAATTAATCAATTCAAAATCATTTTTATTAGCTTCAATTTCAATCATAGTATCTTTAAAAGTTTTATATACTCCGGTTAAATAAGTATCATGTACTCCTTCTGTAACCGAATATCCATTTGATTCATATTCCTTTGTTACATTAACACGCAATTTATATAATTCTTTAGTAATTTTAAAATTATAACGATCTAAATTAACTAAATTATAATCAACAATATATTTATTATCTACTTTACTAAGATAAGCATTATTAAGTTTTTGAATTTGTTTAATAGCTGTATCTGATAAACTATTATATTCAAGAGCTAATTTTTTGCAATTATCAATCATATCTTCTGTAAATCTTACGTATTCTAGATAATCATTATTTTTTAATGAATATCTAGTATTTGTATATATATGATATATAGTATCCCAATATTTAGTATTTCTAATTCTACCTGCAATCTGTTGAAATGCAGTTGATATATCTAATAATGTCGTAGAACGTTTACCATCAGATATAATATATATTATTGCATTTTCATCATAAATATCACAACCTTCAAATACTGTTTCAGTTAAAAAATTAATTTTTCTTGGTAAATCTAACACTGTACTTCGTTTTAATCCTGTTTCAGCAGTATTGCTTTCACTCCATATAGCTCTAGCATTATCATCATTTAAATTACATATTTTTACCATTAATTTTATAAAATCAACTGAATTTACGAAAAAATATGCATTTCCAATTTTCTCATCATTTAAATATTCATATATTAATTTTACTATTTTATCATTTACATTGGTTCTACATTTAATAGAATTAACTGAAACTGTTTTTACGTTATCCCATACTGCTTCTACTAATTTAATATTTTTTAATTCTGTTAATATAAAATCTGTCTCTAATAATGTAGCTGTCATAAAACAGAATTCTTTATATCTAGTGTAATTTTCTAATACACATTTTACAGCATCATTTCTAAATGCATATTTAATAAATAACAAATGATATTCATCGATTAAAATATTATATTTTGATGTATCGATTAAATCATTTAATTTATATAATGAATCATATGTTACCATTATTTTTGGTGACTTTGTAGTTTTTAAATATTCTTTTAATTTCTTTTTTGAAATATATCCATCTATTTTAAAAATCAAATCTTTATTTTGCTCATATTTATTTTTTATTAAAGCTCTATATGGTACTGCTATTACATAAGGATTTTTAGATTGTAATGCAATTGTAGTACCACCACATCCTACTTTACCTTTATCAAATATACAATTAGCTGGCAATTCAGATATAGCTGTACTAATATATTGAGTACCATTTGGAATATTTATTATTTCTTTAATCATCTCAAATTATATTTTTTTTCCATTATATATTAATATTATTTTTTATAATTTATAAAACCTAAAAATAGGAAATATTACTTTCCTCTATATAAATATATACTTTTTTAGAAAAACTATAAATAATTAAACCAGTGAAGAAGAATTCTTCACTGCTTGGATCATACTTTGTATGATCCAATACTATTGTTTATAATCAATCTTAAATATCAAACCTAATAACATAGGTCATATCAATATCATTAAATTGTTTAACAGGTTTGCTTACTTTAGCAACTGCTAATAAATCTAAATTATCATTATACAGTCCAACTTCAGTTACATAAGGAGACCAAGCTGAAGATGATATAAAGCCTAAATAATTTTGATTAGTAGGATCTAATGGATTTTCTAAAGAAGTAGGATTAAGAGTATAATTTAATTCTCCAGCTGGTATAGTACAATTAACTTCAAATTCATGAATAGTTTTAGTACTTTTAAATTTAAGATCAAAATCATTAATTAAATTAGTATATTTAGGATCTTGAGAAGTAATAACTACATTTCCAGTTTTATAAAATACATTACCTATATAATAATCATAATTAGTATTAATGACATTATTATTAAAATATGCAGAACTAGAAGTATCAGCAACATCCATAATTCTTAGATTATAGATACTACCATTAAAGAATTTAGGATATTGTTCTATGCTAGTTCCAAGTAAAATATCACAATTATTAGTAATAGTATTTAAATTAGAAGTACTACTCACTGAACTACTTTGAAATAAACTACTAGATACATCTATACAATAAGTTTCTAATGTATAAGTAGTTTTGGCTTTATTTAATGATACAAATATAGATCCTGTATAACTACTACTAAAATATGGGGATGATAATGAATAAGTATTAATACCATCATTAGCAAGATAATTTATACTAAATGCAGAACCGGAAGTATGATATTGAAATAAGAATGGATAAGGTTGATATATAGTTTCATCATTATTAGTTATATTATTAATTCTCATTCCATTTTTATATAAAATATCAACAGTATCTACAATTTGTAAATTATCAGGTTCTATTTGAAATTGTATAGTATAATCATCATTAAAATTAAATTTAGGATCATGATGTATTCTTGAATATGCATTAGTTGAATAATATGGTATTATATGATTACTATTTAATTTAGAAGTAGTAGATGTTACCAAATTATGATGCATATAATTATGATTAGTTGAATAATCATAAGATTCATTAACATTAATAAAAATATCATTACAAGGCCAATATCCAATTAATGAATCTCCATAATAAGTATCATAATAGTTAGACATAGATACTTGTAAATCTGTATCTATTAAATTACCAAATCCATCATCCGTAATATTAATATTAGTAGTAAGATTATAATTTGATAATGATACAGTAGAACTCTTTAATTGTTCTCCATATGTATTCTGTGATATTGGAAATGATATAAAAGTAGAATAAGGAATTCTTTTTTCTTCTTTATATGGAATATCTAATAAATTATATTGTTCTGTATTATAATTACTGTAATAAGTATTATAAATAGAATCATATATCAAATAATCATAATATCCATTTGACATAGGTAATGCACTTATAACAGGATCATTTGTACTTGATATGTTATAAGGTGTATTATCATAATTACTGTTTAATACATATAAACCATATGAAATAGAATTAACATTCGTTATTTCATATTGCTTATAAGCATTAAAAGGAGTAACCGTAATATCATTGGATGTTATTGATTGGAATATTGACATGTTTATTTATTAGATTCAAGTTCTAAATTAATTAAATTTATTGTATCTAAAATGCTATTACATAAACTTTCCTCATCCTCTTTATATAAGTCAATTCCTAATAATGCATTATTTTCTAACCATTCCGGAATTACATGTTCTCTTATATGTTCAATTTGTATATGTAATAATATATCTTTATTTTTAAGTTTATTAAAAGCTACTCTTTTGACATTAAATAAATATATTAATCTATTAATATCTTCATTATTTTCTATTAATACCATATTTTTTATTTAATTTGTCTGTATTAGCTCTTAATTCGATTATCATATTATGTAATTTAGATGCTTTTTCTTCATTTGATTCTTCTTTAAATATAACTTCTTTAATTAATTTCTTAAGTTCTGATTTTTTCATATTTTTAGATTCATGAAATGGAATGGCATAAAAATCACCATATTTATCTATATATTCTTCTGCTGACTTACATTCCATTAACTCACATATATCTAAAAATGCTTCCGATTGAGCTTTTATTGTATTTCTTGTTTTTGAAATGATATTCTTTAAAATGTCTTCTTTTGTTATCATATAATTTTAAATTTAAAAATCTAATCTAATTCTTAATGTTGCTTCTTGATTAAATGCTTTTTGTAATGGTTGGCTAACTTTAGCAACTGCTAATAATTCATTATTATCATTATATAAACCAACTGTAGTAATATAAACTTTAGGATCTGATATCATATCAGCATATCTTAAATCGCCTAATGAACCAGTAGTAAAAGAAGGATTATTACTATAATTAAACATATTATTTAATACTCTTACAAAGTAATAAGTAGAATTAATAGTTTGATAATTTCTAGCAGAAAAATATGAGGCTGAATGAATAGCATTAAAAGTTACTATGTTATTATTAACAGCAGAACCACTACTATAAGGTATATTAGCAGATTGAGATACATGAGCTGAATCTAAAACTAATATTCCAGATTGTGGATATGATAATCCATAATATATAGGATTAGTTCCACCATAAACTCCATTAGTAATACTTCCACTAACTATATTATATACTAATCCACCATCTGTTTCTGTACCTAATGGTTTAGTAGAATAATCATCAATAAGAGATAAATTAGTTCCGGTAATACCTTTTAAACGTAATTCCCATCCACCTGGATTCAATTCTTCTTTCAATCTTTCTCTTTTAAAATTTACTATGGTTATAGAATTCATTACAGTACCATCGGCAGTTACAAATTTATCACTTGAAGCTGGTAATAATACGTTTCTATATTGATAATAAGTAGTTTGAGTTGGATAATAGCTAGAAGACACTTGAGCAGATCCAGAACCATAATAATTACCATAAGCTATGGAATATTGTACTTCAGCATTAGATACTGTAGCAGGATCTGATTGATAAATATCTAAATAATATATACCAGAAGAATTGGATTGTGCTGTAGAAATATATGAAGAAGTTAATAATCCAGCTGTAACACCTGAAGACCAAACTTGTTCTGTAATATTATCTACTACATTTGTTACGATATCTTGAGTTGGATTAAACGAACTAAATAATCCAGTATATACTGGTGGATTAAATGTAATAGTTCCATTACTATTTGTAACTGTTCCTCCTGTAAATTCTGTAAGGTTATTGGATGACTTTGCCATTGTATATTTTATATTTTAATTATAATTGAGAAATTCCTGTAAATACTTGAGCAGTAGCTATAGTTTCTTGTTTAACTGTCAAATTCATTACTACTCTACCACCAGTTTCATTACCAATAATAGTTATAGTTGCAGTGCCGTCTGATAATAATTGTTGCTTAGCAGAAATTTCAAATTTAAATGCTGTTACCGCTACTGATTGTGCATCTAAACCAGCTAAAAATTCTGGCATGTAAGTTACATTAATAGATGAATTAGCAGCAGGATGAATGTTAGCTACATTTGAATTACTTAAAATTGCTGTATAACCATAAGTAGCATTACCACCAGCATAGTTAATAGTTTGTGGAGTAATGATATAAGTTTGTCCTGCAGTTTGTAATGTTATATTAGTTTGTCCAACTGATATAATTGGTATTCTAGCTGTATTTTTATTTAATGTTACTAATTTATATTTTAGTAATTGTGATTCATTTGGAGTAGCTTCTAATATAGGCATTGCTTCTAAAGCTGCACCATAATATGCTGAACCACCACTTGCATTTGGATTCCATAGTCTATAATCTATTTCATCATCTGCAACTGCGAATTTAGTAATATTAAAATTTGATTGTCCTTTTGATAGTAATTCTCTTCCTTTATTAGTAAGAATAGCTTCTATCTGAATTGATGTATTATCTAAGTATGCCATTTGTATTTATTTTTTAATAAATATTAATTTTTTATGTTTTTATTATGATTTAATGTTAATCAGGAGTAATATTTAATGGAGATAATCCATCATAAGTTGATATAGCACTTACATTTAAACTAGGTAATAAACTAGCAGCAGTACCTGTATATAAACTAGAAGTATTATATATTTTACATCCTAAATATCTGTTACGTCTCATCCCTGCCGATATAGATCTATTATCAGAACAACTAACATAAGTTACTCCATTAGTAGTTATTATTTGTGATAATGCTGTAGGTGACGTTATATATTCTTCAATAACACTTTGCATATCATTACTAGAAACACTTCTATAAGATCTTAATCCAACTTCTATAGTTCCAGTATGTGTAATATTCATAGCTTGTATTTGTGTAATATTGGCAATATTAATTTCAGCTTCATTATATATTGACATACCACTTAAAGTATCATTATTTAATAAACTAATAGTATCTTCATATATAAGATTAATAATTGTTGGCTCTGATTTAATGAAATTTATTTTAGATCTATCTAATATATGTGGTTCTACCACTAATCCAACTACTGTATTTGATCGTGCTGGACTTAAATCTTGTACATGATAGAAAAATTCTTTATTATAAAATCTAATTAAATTATTATATTCATTAATATTAACTCCTGTATATTTGGAATTATATAATTCTTTTAATGTTCTTAAATCTTTATATTCATCATCATAAATAGAATTCCATGAACCAATATAATCATCTATATTAACACCACCCATTTGATAAGCAATATCTTGATTAATTTCATTTGTTAATGAAAAATATACTCCAAATTTACTTGAATCATTAGGATAGATATCATAAGCAGAAACTTCTTTAGACTTAGTCATATCCAATTGTCCTTCTAAATAATTAGATTCTATTCTAATTTTATCAGATATAGATCTATTAGCAGATATATCAGGCCACGTAGTATGATGATAATCATATTCATCATTATAACCATAATCCATACTTGAAGTAACATTAATATTAAATACAACATTATTAGTATTTAATGACGACGTACTTGGATTATAATTTGGTACATTACTTGGAATATAATTTGATCCAGTAACTAATGTATATTTTACATTATCACTTCCAAGTGGTAATCTACCAATTAAATTAGTATATGATTCAGTATCTGTAATACCATTATATGAACTTGGAGATAATATATGTTGTTTAAATATATCTATACTTTGTGTAATATCCCATATTTTAATTTCTTGTAATGATCCGGAAAAATTATTATGTATGATAAAATTATTATAATTAGGAGCTAATTCTGGTATTAATGTTATATAATCAGGATTTGTAAGATTATTAAGCCAATCATTAATTATATCTTTATTATACATTATAAACATTGCAGGAAATACTTTATAAGTATTAACTCCACTATTCATACATATAATGGAATATAATTTATTATTATATGGATATACAATTACTCCATCTTGATGTTGGGTGTAATTTGAATAATTATTGTTCAATGCTACATTCATAATTACAGGATTACTCATATATTCTTCGAATAATCCAGTAGAATTATTAAATGTATAAAATCCATTTGTTTTAGAGATATTTCCAATTTCTCCTATATTACCATTATCATCTCCTACACATATACAATATAAATATCCATTATACTCAAACATATTCGGAAGCTCTGTATATCCTACATTCCAACAATAATCTGGTCTATTTAATCCTAATGTCTGAACTAATGTTAAAGACATATTGCTAAGACTACCACTCCATGTAAATATACATGCTACATATGGATTGGGTCTTAAATCATTCGAAAGTTGAACAGTTAGTCCAATATAGTGTATGCCTTTATAATATATATAACTTCCTTCAGACATTGCAACTACATTACCACCATTAATAGTTCCTGTATAAGTAAATTTATTAGGACTATATGTATAATGAATAAAATCAGTAGTAGTCATTATTCCTACACCTTTGCTTATCTGATCAAATAATAAAGTATGTATATTTCCATTTATATTATTACTACTCATACATGGTATAATCATAGAACTATTATCCATCCATGATGGTAATGTTCCTGTTGAAATTGGAGTTATAGTTGTCATGCTACTCCAATTAACAAAATCTATAGAAGTTGATTGTCCAAATCCTAAATAATTCGAACCATCATTATATACCAATAAAGATATAAACTTATTATTATATCTACTAACATATCTACAAACAGTATTTATATGTCCACTACTTATAGGTGTTAAATTCAAAGGAATCCAAGTCTGTTGAGGATTTCTAAATCCTACAATAGTATCAACCAAAAATTGAGAACCTACATTAATAGGAGCATGGGCATCAAATACAGATACAATTCTTACTGTTAATGTATTATCACCTGAACTGCCAAGATTAAAAGTATTAGTAGAATATACAGTATCAGCAATAAATCCACCATGTGGATCAGAAACGACAGTAACAATTCTTGATGATGGTATTAAATTAGTACCTTCAGAAATCAAATTAAGAATTAATTCAGTGTCTACATTTATTTGTAAATCAATATTATATCCAGCAACTCTGGATGTTAAAGTAACTATACCAGAATTATAATTTGAAGAAAATAATGGATCTTCTATTGTTCCTATATAATTACTTGATATTTCTAAATTTATTGCTTTTGATAAATTTTGTAATGTAATATTATCATCTGTTCCTATTAATATACTTCCATCTGAATGTCCAGATAAAGAATCATAAAATGTATAAATGGTTGTGATATCCGCATTATTTGTTATAGATATTGTAGCCCCATCTGTTATAATTCCACCTGTACTTTCTAATGTCCAAATAACAGGCGTCGCAGGTACTTCAGGAATTAATCCTATTTCTATAATTGCCCCATTATTTGTATCAGGATTCATTATTAATATTTGATCACCAACATTATACCCATTACCAGGATTTTCAATTATAAGTGAATCAATAGAATTCACTATAATATAATATGATGTTTGACCATTAACTAATTGAAAATTAAATGTATTTGATGTTAGTTGATTTGATAATTGTAATATATAATCAGTTTGAGTTACTGGCTTTCCTATTATATACATTTGCCAATACTGAGCATTTGACATATTTTGTATATTTGGCAGTATTATTTTTTTGTCAATACTGATAATATTATTAATCCAATCAACAGAAGTTATCTTAAATTCTTTTGTAATATCCACATAATTAGCTGATGAAGATATATCTATATTGTCATGTTTTATTAATGCAGGAAATATACTATACTCGATAACATAATTGGTATGTCCAAACGATAATTCTGGTAATAATGATTGATAATTAGGATTAGTACGATTATCAACCCAATTTTGCACCAATTCATTATTATGCATAATAATTAAAGCAGGAATTACTTTATATGTATTACTACCTTCATTAAAACATGGCATCGCATATAACTTATTATTATATGGATATATTGGGCATGCATCTTGATGATCTCTATATCCTGTATATGCAGCATCAAATTCTACATTTAATATAATAGGATTACTCATATATTCTTCGAATAATCCAGTAGAATTATTAAATGTATAAAGTCCATTTGTTTTTCCTACATTGCCAATTTCTCCGGCATATCCATTATCATCACCAACGCATATACAGTATAATTTATTATAATATTCATACATTAATGGAAGTTCTGTATATCCACAGTTCCATGAATGTTGAGGTTTATTTAATCCTAATGTCTGAACTAATGTTAAAGACATATTATTTAAATTACCTCCCCATGTAAATATACAAGCAACATATGGATTGGGTCTTAAATCGTTATCTAACTGGATTGTTAATCCAATATAATGAGTTCCATTATAATACATATAACTACCTTCACTCATTAATACAATATTACCACCATTTATGGTTCCTGTATAAGTAAATTTATTAGGACTATATGTATAATGAATAAAATCAGTAGTAGTCATTATTCCTAATCCTTTGCCTATTTGATCAAATAATAAAGTATGTATATTTCCATTTATATTATTACTACTCATACATGGTATAATAACAGATGTATTGTCCATCCATGCAGGTAAACTCCCAATTGATAAAGGAAATATACGATTAATATAACTCCAAGTAGTAAAATCATCAGATGTAGCAATTCCATATCCTACATATGATAATCCTGCATTAAATAATATTAACGCAACAAATTTATCATTTTGTCTTGATATATATCTACATGTATGATTTACAAATGAAGGTAAAGTATATAATTCGTCTTTTACACTAAGTACTTTTATTGTTAAAGTGCCATCACCTGTACCAATAGTACCATCATCAGGTAATCTTTCTGAATATGTTGTGTTGATAATTTGATCTACTACACGTCCTCCTACATCATAAGGATTTCCGATATATATTAGTGGTGGTGGATTACTATCATCTATTGTAACATTATATGGGCTATTAGTTACTTTTATTAGAAATGCTTGTGAATAATAATGTGGATTAGGATTACTATCTGTTATATATAATCCATCTCCATCAGAATAATTACTACCCATATTATATATTTCTGCTGTATCTATTACACCATGAACTAAAATAGAAGGAGCGTCTTGTAATGCTGTTAAACTTAAAGGAATCCATGTTTGTTGTGGATTCCTAAATCCTACTTGTGATCCTGATACAAAAGTAGCAATTAGATCAGGATCTAATATAAAAGAATATTCAGTAACACTTGTACATCTAATAGTAAGATTACCATCGCCAGTTCCTATATCACCAGGATTAGCTGGAATATGTTGACTATAACTAGTATTATAAACTCCACCTACTACATATCCTGGTTCAGCTGTCGTTATATTATAAATCCCTAAATTATATCCTCCTGTTACTCCAAGAATAAAAGATGTAGTATAATCTAATGTGCATATTGGATTAACAACATATAATATATCTCCATTAGAATAATTCGATCCTTTATTAACAATTTCGGCAGTTACTAATTCGCCTGCATATGTTACAGTACCTTGATCTGGTACGATTTCAAATTTAAATGTATTTGGATCTACTTGAGATGTCAATTGTAATAATGTAGTAGCAGATAATGGTGCAAATATATACATTTGCCAATATTGAGCATTGACTTTATTTTGTATATTTGGTAAAATTATAGCTTTATCAACAGTAACAATATTGTTAATCCAATCAATACTTGTAACATGAAATTGATTAGTAGGATTATTATAACTATTTGTACTATTAATATTATCACCCATTATTACAGCTGGAAACATATTATCTCCAGATGATAATGAAAATGAACTACTATATAAAGTATCAATATATTTTTGATTTTTATGTCCAATATACAAATCACAATTATTATAATCTGAAATATTTATCATACAATTATACCACTCATCTTCTTGTATTTGAATTCCAGTAGAACCAAATACCATATCAGAATTATAATTTATAATTCCATTATCATCAGTATATAATATTAAATTATGATTTAAATCAGACACAATTACATTATTTTTTTGATTTAATTTAAATCTAAATTCAATACATTCATCCACAGCATTATTGATTATTCCAGTGATATTGCTGGTATTAACATTATCATTTTCAAAATAATATGAATAAAAATACTTATTGTAATCATATACAGAATCAATATCTAATTTTTCAGGTCCGCCATATTCTTTAATTCTTAACATAGTATTTGGAATACCATAGCAATTAGCTAAAGCATTAATACCTTCTACAGTACCTTTTGTTTTATTAAGATAAGGTAAATTATTTAAAATTCTTTTCCATCCTTCAGTTATTATATCGACAGATTTAGACCCAGTGCTTAAATTAATTTGAGCAGATGAATGAGAAGGTATATTAGAATTATAATTCCATAATTCATCAAATTGTGCAGTACTTTGTACATCCCAACCATAAGAAACTAATGAATCATATATTAAACTTTTAGCAATTCCAATATTAATATCTTCATGTTTATCGTTAACATTTAATATATTGTCAACATATAATTTAATATCATCAAAATATTGTCCTGATAAATATATCATTTGCATAAATTCATCATTATATTCATTAGTTGATATATAACCAGGAATTATTTTTTCTAAAGAATATATGTTTTGTAAATCATAACTTTCTGCATAATCATATATATTTGCTTTCCAATTTTCAAATTGTGAAGATGTATATGAATATAATGTATATGGTTTATTAGTATTTGATTTTGGATATGTTAAAGATGGATAAATAGATGCAGTTACATCTGTTAAACTCTTACTTTCAAAATATAGATATTGTTCATAATTATTAAATTTATTAATAATATCAGCTTTATTATTTTGTAATATAGTTATATCATTAGTTAAAGAAGCAGTTGGATTAGATTGTAATATAGAATAATAATCTAAAATATTACTATCATAATCTTGTATTTTCTTTACTTTTGTAATAAAATTATCTAATTGTACTGTAGCATTACTATAATAAACAAAATGTTCAAAATCTGTATAATCTACATTTAATTTCATTCCATAATTTTGTGAACTAGAATAACTATTCATCACAAAATCTGCTATACTATAATTATTAACATAATCTAATGTCGAACCTGTAGTATGAGTTATTGATTCATATGATTGGTAACTCATATTAGATTGAGTATCTCTATTTATCTTGATACTAAAATTTGGTTGTTTAAGAATATTAACATTAGATAAAATATCTGAAGTGACTAAATTAATGTCTACAATAGTATCATTGGCTAATTTATATGTTACATAACATTTAGATTGCAAATCAAATTTAGGATCTAATGGAGTTTTTAATTTTATATATACACCCCCGGAAACAACATCTGGTAAGAAATTAATAATAGTATTATATTCATTATTTAATAAATTTAAATTATAATCTATAATAATATTATCGACAGTTTTCTTATTAGTGGTATTTGTATTGTGTTTTAAAGAATTTATTTCATTAGTAATAATAGTATTTGGTGTAACTGGAATTAATAATAATTCAGTTCTATCATTTGATATTTCTTGTATAAATAAATTATCATTAATACTACCAACTATATCTTGTTCTAATATATATTTTAACTTATATTGACCACTATAATAACCAGCATTTCTAGCATCATTATGAATATCTAAAATTAAAGAAGGAATTGAATTTTTAGTAGAATATTTCCAACCTGTAATATTATAATTAGAAGATATATATAAATCATCAACAGAATAAACATGAAGATTTAATATAGCATTATTAGTACTAAGAGTTTTTTTTCCAATATCTAATGGTTTATTTATATTAACTGGTATTGTTTTTTGTAAATCATTCATGTTATAATACTATTTGTTTAATGTCATTTAAATATTCATTATTAATATCTAATCTTGCAGATAATCCATATATAGCAGTAAGATGATCTCTTTTAAAAAATTCAGGAGAATCGGAATCATATTTGCCATATCCAGAAGTTTGTTTTTCTATATTATCTTCCCACCATCTGTAATTATAATAATAATGAGCAGTATCATATGATTTATTAAATGTTACAGTTACTACTATTTTTGTCGTTCCTATTGGAATTGGTATATATTGTTTATTTAAAGTAAAATACATTTTACCTCCATGTTGTATAGTAGTAAATGGAGTATATGATTTTAATATAATATTAGATGAATTTTTTGCTTCAAATGTTATTGTTATAGAATCTTCAACTATATATTTTAATGTCGATGGATTTGTTCCTAATGGCGCAGTTTCTAATCCACCATTTCTATTACCTTTTCCTGCATATAATCCATATCTAATAAATTGTGGGGATTCATTAATAGGAATGTTCCTACCAATATGTCCATAATTATCTCCCCAATTTCCTAAATATCCATGTATTAATAATGATACATCATTTACTCCATAAATTTGTTTATCAATATAATCAGAGTATTCTGTAAGATCAATTTCTTGTATTAATTTAGTTAAAGTAATATCATTAAAAATTCCACCTGTAATATAAAAATCATCTATATTTGTATAAATTTGTGAATTAACATTTGGTAATCCATTAAAATCATAATCAAATAATCCTGTAGTATTTTTAATATCCCAAAATGGCATTTGTTCAGGATTACCACTTATCACATTCCAATTAGATAATTCATTTTTAATTAAATTATTATTAAATGAAGTATTTTGTAATGGATCTTTAACCGTTATCGTTCCAATATCAATACTAGAACTACCATATTGATTATTTACAGTACAAGATAAATTTCCAGATGTATTATTAGTTACTAATAAATTAAGAAAATCTGTTAATGTTTTAGTACTTTCACTTCCTGCTGTCCAATTATAAATTAATCCAGTCATACTATTAGAAGGATCAGTAGCAGTAATAACAAATTTAATATTACTATTTATTAATGCTTGTATATCTGTAGAACTAAATAAATCTAAAACATTAGATCCTTCTATAATTGGTACTAATGTAGTTGTATCAATTAAATCAGAAAAATTCATAGAATTAAATAATTCATAATTATCTGTACTTGGAACTGATTTATATATATTAATATTAAAATCTTCATATTTAAATCCATCTACAGAATCAACTATATTACTATTAGGTTCATATGTAATCTTATTAATAGGAGAATGTAATTTATCATTACCCATAAATCCAGGAGCCCAATATCCACCTTCTATATATGCTGAATCCATTACCCAATGTTCCCAGATATTAGTAATACTATTTAATCTTATAGTTTTAGTTGTTGGCATTTATTGTATATATTTTTTAATAAATATTGGAAATATATGTTTTTATGATGAGTATTTGACTGTACATAAAAAAAGTGGTAATAGTTAATTTACCACTTCAATATATAGATGATTTTAGAGAATTTATTTGGTATTTTCTACAAGTTCTATTTCTAATGATGGTATTTCATTTGATTTAGCTATTGTTTGTTCAATTAAACTTGAATTGTATGAGATATAAGAAACAACTATATTATAGTTCCCTTCTTTTACATTTTTAATTTCAAAATTGCCTTCCAAATCAGTATATACTTTATATTCTGAGTTTCCTATACTAATTGTTGCACCTACTAAAGCTTCTTTTGTTTTCTTATCGATTACTTTTCCTTTAATTGTTATTTGTAAGTTGTTATTTGTTTCTGGAACAATTGGATTATCTGCTAATGTAAATTGTATTGATGTAATAAAGATAATTAAAAATAAAATGATTTGTTTCATGAATTTGTAATATTAATTTTTAATATAAATATTACAATCCTGGTTACAATATATTAATAAATTATTAAATTTACTTTATAATCTTAAACTGATATCCATTAAAATACTTAACAGAGCCAGATGTATCTACTCCTTTAAATATAACATCATAATATCTTTCTGGATATAGACTAGTACAATCTAACATAAAATAATTACCTTCTGTATTACAATTCAAAGCAGTATAATTAGTATCAAAATCTATTATATAATTTTTAGAAATACTATCTTGTATAGCATATAAACTACCAGAAGGTAAATAATATGTTTCTCTTAAATATGCAGAAGAAGTAGTATAAGTTAATTTAGGATATTGATCTCTTACATGTAACTTAAATTTATTTATAGTATCATTTTTATATATACTTTGTAAATTATTAATAGCAACTACTGTTCCTTGTAAATTAGTAGCAGGATATAACATATTAGAACCAGTAATATAATAACTTTGAGAAGCGAAATTAGTATAAATAGTTCCAGATTCAGGTACTGTTACATGATATGAGCTAGTAACTTGAGTTAAACTACTAGAAGCCATAATATCAAATTCACCATTATAACTACCAGAAATAGTTAAATTAGTAAATGAACCAACCATACTAGCAGAAATTAATCCTCTTAATGATCCTGAAACATCTAATATAGATAATTTAGAACTTGAATAATATGTTAAAGGTTTTGCAGCAGATTCTACTACACCATTAAAAGAAGCACTAATAATAGAACCATAATAATTAATAGTATCTACATATCCAGTAAAACTACCATTATAATCTCCAGTTAATAACATACCACTTATAGAACCACTATTTTCATTTCCTGGTAAATCAATTAATATAGGAACCAATCCAGTAGTAGAAGAACTAGAAGTATATTGAGAACTAGAATTTATAGTTACTACATCATATAAATTTGTATAATAATCAATATTAGTAAAAGAAGTACTTGGAATAATTGGAGTATTATATGAAGTAGAAGTATTAGATACTATTTCTGTATAATAATAATTAGAACTAGATATAAAACTAAAATCATTTGATAGTATTTCTAATTTTGGTTGATATAATGTATTACTATCAAATGAATAATATTTTATTGTTCCATAAGATTTATCATCTCCTTCTAATGTATTATCAAATTTAACTAATATACCATTATTAGTTATACTTCCATTTATCCAAGCATTAACAATATTAGTAATATCAATTGAAGTATTATGATCATCATCATAATAAAAGGATTGAGTACAATAATATTGACTATTATTTATAATAGTACCACCAGGAGTTACCCAACAAGAATTCATAGAACTACTAGTCCAAGAAATACCAT